CAGACAGTACATTCAAATGATGATTCTTTATAACCGTCAGTCGCATTTATCCACGCTTAAGAACCCTTACGCTAAAGGTTGTTTTAACTCGGCTTGAACAAACCCGCGTTAGATCACAGACAATTCGTCAAACCGTACTATGGTTACAACACGACGATTCAAAATGTTCAAAAGTATCTTCACACGCTCACCACCATAATAACGATCAAATATTCCTTCAATGCCAAACAAGTGAGCACGTTTCATTCTAACCTTTTGTCCTTTACGATAGCGCACACGTTTGTCAAGCACTTCCATTTTAATATAACCGTCATAACCTTCCCTTGATCTAATCTCCTTGATTACATTATCTGAAACCTTGCTAGGTTCTTCACCGCACATCAATATACCTGCCACACCGCGCAGGCCCATTGCTTCTTTCCACTTCTCAATCAGCTTTATAAAAAAATACCGACCAAACAAATATCCTATCTTTACGGTCCGCTGCCCATGGACCCACATCGTAGTCTTATGTTTGGGGCAATAGGGCGCAAAGCCGTTCTGACTTAAGCTTTCCAGGGCCACGGCCTGCCTGCCCCACTGCGCTACGACCACCAGCCAAGCCATCCTAAAGGCCACCCATGCGTCAAATCAGGTGGCTTCAGTTAGTGGCACGGTTTCAGCAAAATTGGCAAGGAAACGTAGGCCACTGTCAGTTTACTGTCCACTGTCTGAAAAAAGGGCATTTTCCACTTCTTATTACCTATTTACTATTCTTTTTTTCTTTCAAATGAATTGCCAAAAAGGGTAAAAAAGTGACAGTGACAGTAAAAATCTCATAAAGATGGCTCAAAAATTCTTTAATGAAAACAACGGGAGGTTCTTAATTACCTTTGGAACTTTTCATATTATGAAAAAGAGGTAATATTTGAGGGTGGAGGTAATTAGTGATTCGCTTACTTAATTACCAGCAACGCTTACTTAATTACCAGCAAACAATTTTAAAAAAGGTAATTAGGTGAAGTAAAACAAAATCCTGATTTTGAGATTCCTTTGAGATTCTTTAACGAGTTCCAAGGTCCGCGAGGTCCGCGTAGGGGGGATTTGATTGGATCATTTAATAAAAAATCAGGATCAAGGTGTGGTTTTTTAAAAATCAGCACCCGAACCACACCTTTACATCATCGGCTGCGTCTGCCGGTGATTGCGAATAAAGCTCATCAAATCAAGAAAGCTCGAACGATTGCGTTCGAACTCTTCCGTGGTGCTGATGCCAGCTAATTCTGGTTTATTGGCAATGATTTTTGCTTTGGCAAAATTAAGATTTAAACCTGGAATGCGCACATAATCCCTACCAACATACCATCCTGCACTTATTGCAACCTTGCGAATGGTATGGAGACTTTCTAAAAAATCCGGTTGCCTGCCATTGTACAATTCACTTTTGATGGCTTCACGCAATGCAACGTCGGTAACAAAAACACCGCGATCTTGCATCACTCTGGATAAAGTCGTTAGCACATCAAATACAAAAGTTTGTCCGGGACCGTAATTGTCTTCAATGACTTCCTTTTTCATAAGAGACCATGGCGCAAGGTCGCCGGACAAAACCGGTGCATTCATCTCCAACCACTGATGCGCCCAACCTTTGATGATGTTCAAACCACCCTCAAACTGCAGCCAATGATAAAATTGTTTCCAGTAATTTAAATCCCTTTTGTTGTTGGTAATCTTGGGCACAAACCAGCGTCGATCATCCGCAGTCAATTTCAACGCGCGATTGCTGTTACTGCAGGCAAATACATGAATCCAGTTTTCAATCAGATAATGCGCCAAATATTTTTGACTGACCGTGATGTTGTGGTCTGTAATAATACTTTTCAACTTATTGTATGCCTTGGCACTATGACCGGCATAGATTTCATGCACGATGGCTAATCGTTTGTGGCTGGCCCAATAATTGTAGTTGCTGTCAACGATTTCACTTTCACTGGGATAGCTGCAGTTATGCTCACCAACAATTGGTGCCAATATTCTTTCACCCAATGTGCCTTTGCCGACACCTTGTATTTCACTGATCAACAATACGCCATACATCATTTTCACGCTTGGTTGTGCGATCAGCGTCGCGCACCAGCGCAACAATTCTGTTCTGTCACCGGCATCTTCAACCAAGTGCTCCATGAACTGCAGCCATGGCGCAGGATCACCTGTCTCTGCTTTTATGTCACTGGCATTATGCGTATTGATATAACGATAACCATGTTCATTGTAGATGCCCGGTGCAAGCTGCGGCGTATATTTCAACAGCATCGTTTTGCTGGTAACGTCAGTTTTCAAGACTCTGACCAAATCATCAACGTCACAAAATGGCCGCATATAAGCGTTGAATTCCAATGCCGTCATGACATTGGCCGGCCAGTCCCGGTGGATGAAAACTTCCGGCCGCACGCAATGAAACCATTCTTCAGCAAAGTCATAGCGCAAGCGCACTGTTTTTTTGCCTTCAATAATAACGCGTTCCGTGGCCCATGTGGCTGGCCGCATTAGACTGCGCAGACTTGGTCCCAGCCAACGCGTGCCATGATATAATGTCGGAGGCATAGGTTCTGCCATGTCCCAGCTTTGCGTCCAGCGATTGTCAAAAATGACGCCTTTCAATGGATAGCGCAGTGCATTGCTGACGCGCGGCAAAGCGCTGCGTCCGGCAAAGTCATTGTCACACACGTAGACTATTTCCTTGGGTTTTTCCTTGCGCAGTACGGCCCAGTCCGTGCGTTGTGGTGCCAATGCGCCACCGATCATGCCCCAATGCTCAAAGTCGCGCAGATCTTCAATCCAAGGGTGTTGCGCGGCAACCCCAGCCATTGCCGGTGCATGCAACAAGTTGTTGACATGGTGCGCGGCCTTGGCACCTTCATGCACCATGATGCGCACCTTGTTGGTGCTGTGCCGTGGGCACCAGAACGGCAGCGCGCAGTCCGGTTCCATGCTGCGCCATAAGTTGTCGCTCCAGAATGTCCATGGGATATATTTCTTGCGCTCCCCGACGTCTTTCCGCTGCTGACACATGATCAACGTGTCGCTGGTACGGTTGTAGAATTCAAACAGGATGACGTGCTCCGGCGCGCAGTTGTCACGCTCGGCTATCATGGCCTGCAGGCTGCGCAGCTTGGCCACGCTGGCTTCCACATAGGTCGGCCACGCTACGCCGCGCAACGCAATGCGCACTGCTTCGGCTTCATCTTCAGTGGGCGCATAACGGTCGTCGGTAACGGTTATGCTGAAGTCCGGTTGAATTTCAATGTAGCAGCGTTCAACGTAATAGTTACCGCGATATTCTCGTACCATGAATTTTCTGAAATTAAGCTCAGTCGCGCCTATGCGTTCAATATAAGTCGCCAGCGCCGGAATCGCGCGATAGTTCATTGGGATTGACCTTTTTGCGGGTATCTTCTAGCGTGCATAATTTTTATCACTTTGCAACAAAAAGATTGCAAAAAGATATATCCTAGATTACACCGGTAAATGTCGCAGCAGAAAAGGAGTTGATCCCTTGCCAGACGACCTGCTGACAAAGATAAAATCGCAAGCGCAATTGCTGCGTGACACCACCTACGCCATCACTGACCTTGAAGAGCGCCTGAGCCAAGCCAAGGCGCGCATGCGGCAGTTGACCCGTGAAGAACTACCAGACCTTATGGCACAGGCCGGCGTACCCAGCTTGACGATTGACCGTGAAGGCAATATCCCGGCCTACAAGATAACGTGTCGGCCGTTTGCCCGCGCCAACATCGCGGCCAATTGGGAGCCAGCCCGCAGGCAGGCAGCGCTAGACTGGCTTGACACCAACGGCCATGGTGACTTGATAAAGACAGAAATTGTCGTCGCCATGAACAAGGACCAGCGCACCGCCGCCTTGGATTTGATTCAAAAGCTCGTGGAGCTCGGCTTCAATCCGGACGTGCTCGAAACCGTGAGCCACATGACATTGTCCAAATGGCTGCGCGAATGCGTGCAGCGCGGCATCATCGTACCGCTCGACATCATAGGTGGCGAAGTCGGCACCGAAGCCACGATAAAGGAAGTGGAATGAGTTGGCATTATACTAAGACCGTGCAGCGGTTGCGCAAGCAAGCTTGCTGGCGGCAACGCGGCCTTTGCTATTGGTGCGGAGGAGCAATGTTGACGGACGTGCCGAGTGATCATCCGCAATTTTTGACCGCTGACCATCTGGTGCCGTTGCATGCCGGTGGCGAAACCAAGCACGGCAATATCGTCGCCGCTTGCCGCAAGTGCAATAATGAGCGGCACCCAGAATACCATATGACAAAAGAAGAACTGAAAAAATATGTCACTTAAACAAGCCGCCTACGAGGAACACATGGATGCCTTTGCTGCCCGGATCGCCGATGTCTGTGAAGGTGAAAGGACTGACGATGTCTGTTATGCCTGCGCCGCCATCATTTGCACCGCGTTGCATATTGACGGCAGAGCGCAAGCTAAAAAGGAAAAGTTGTTCAACAACGTGCTGGAATTCATGCATCAAATGATGCAAAAGGTGGACAGAGATACATTGCAATGACCGTACACTGGACCAAGTTCGTGCAGTGGGGCAGCCAATTAAGCATCATGGCCGGCAGTCTGCACATGCTGGCGCAAAACCAGCACGTCGGCGTAGCCATCCGCCGCCAATGGATCAAGGAGCTACGCCAATTGGCGAATGAAATGGAATTACACATCAAAGAAGGAGAAGACCATGGCACCGCGACCACAACAACAGGCTAGAGCAGACGTTATACCTGCGGCACCACGCGCCGTTGAATTGAGCGATGATGAACGCGCCTTTCTGCAGCAGCACAAGGGTGAAGGCATCAGCACCGCAGCCGAAGACAATTTCGTGCCGCTGGTCTACGTGCTGCAGACCGGCAGTCGGCAAGTCATCAACGGGCCGGCACATATAGAGGGAGCCATTGCCGGCAGCTTCTTGATGCGCAACGCGCCGCAACCGATCGTGGACGGCGACACCGGCTTTATTTTCCAGCCCTGCTACTTCTATAAGGACTTTGCCGAGTGGGTCCCGCGTGAAAGCGGCGGCGGTTTGGTCGGCATGCATCGCACGTTGCCCGGCAATGTCACCGAAATAAAAGACGTTCGCAATCCGAACAAGATCAAATGGCGCACGCCGAGCGGCAATGAAATATTGGAGCGGCGCAATCATCTTGGCTTTGTTATTCATGAAGATGGCACCGCATTGGCCTACGCTATCCCGTTCACCAGCACCGGCCACAGCGTCAGCCGCAACTGGATGACCGTGATGCAAAACCGCACCTTGAACGGTGTGGTGCCGCCAAGCTACGCGTTCTTGTATCGCTTCCGCACCCGGCAGCGCAGCAATGCGCTGGGCAACTGGTATGTCCCTGACATTCAGCCGGAGCAGCACCACGCAACGTTGACGGCCAGCGGCATGGTCAATACGCAATTGCGGGATCGCGGCAAGGCGTTCTTTGAAAGCTGCAAGGCCGGGGATCGTTTGGCTGCAGACATGGAGGACATTGACGACACGCCGCAGCAGCAGGAAGCCGCTTTATAGCAGCGCACATGCGCGTTGCTTTTTGGCGCGGTCCTAGTGGTGATGTACGGCGTACCCTGTGCATCAGTGCGGTTTGAACTCCTCTTTCCGCGCTGCGACACACCACAAGGCGCAAGTCGGTACGGAGCCGCGATGCAGGTTAAAATGACACGTGATTTATTCAGTCTAGTGAGTGCTCTGAGCGGCGTGACGCGGTTCAGCATGCTGAAGATGTGCCACCGTGAAAACGTGCTGGAGCATACCGGCATGATGGTTTGTTTCTGCTACGTGCTGGGCAGCAGATTGAATGCCGCTGCATTGCAGACGAACAAAGGCATCGCTTTCAACATGGCCATCCTGTTGAGCAAGGCCACCGTGCATGACTGGGATGAAACCATAACCGGTGACGTGGCGCGCCCGACCAAATATTTCAATAGCAAGCTGCGCAATGAATTGCGCGATCTGGAAATTGCCGGCGTTGACGCCATCAGTCAAAGGCTGGCAATGCCGGTGGCCTTGGACCATCATATAGAAGCCAAGGACGGTCCCGAAGGCACCTTGGTCGCCTTGTGTGACATTGCCTGTGCGATCCATCGCTGCTGGGAAGAAGTATTGGTCTACAACAATATGCATTTCGTCTTGCCCGCACCGCGCTTGGTCCGCGTGCTGCAGAAAAAACTGAGGGAAATGGAGCTGGAGTTGATGTCCGCTGAGCAATGGAATATCATCAATAATTTTGCCATGGATCTACACAACATATTGCAAAAGATCATTCAGCACGGCAACGGTGAATTACATGAGATGGCCCATGCAGATTGACATCATTGACGCTGCGCATATGGCCGACGCCGTGAATGCATGGCGCTTGAGCCGTGACAAGGAAGCAAGCTACAGCGTGGATGAAGTTGCCGCCGTGGACGCGCCGGTGATGGAAATGCCCAGCATATTTCTGGCATTTAGCGGCATGATGATATTGGAGCGTGAAATATTCTGCAGCTTGCGCAATCATGTGGTGTGGGCGCGCACCAGCCGCGTTGATGATCCATTGGCTTTTACCGTGCCGGAAGCTTTCCGGGTGCCTGACCACAAGCATTACAAGGTGCAGATGTGGGATGAAAAATGTCGCGGCATGCAGCAGGACCAATGGCGCTTGCTGTTGCCGCTGGTGGCGCATACGGCATGGACGCAGCGCATCAGCATGCGCGACCTTGCCCGCTTGGCCAAGTACTTCGGTCACTTGGCTGACAATGCCAGATGGCATCCGTTGCGCGTGCGCTTTGGTCAATTGCAGTTCGAGCTGGTGCGCATCATAAGTGAAATGGTCGGGGGTCGCACGGCCCACGCCATATTGGACCACGCCCCGCTGATAAAATTTCTGTACGAAGGCATCGTCCCCTCGCCGCAGGGCGGATTTGTCAATCGCGTCGGTTATTTCAAGTATCTGCACGTCAGCATGAACATTGCCACCCGTGCGCAGGTCGTGCGCCATCGCGAATTGCAATTCGTCGATGACCTGTGGGCATTGGTGAATACGGATGAACTGCCCTACATGCAATTGAACAATATTCTGCACATGCAATTAAGCGCACGGAATGACGTGTGGCAGGCCGTATTGAGCAAACGTGCATGCTGGATAGCGCAGGCCGATTTATGGCAACCGTTGATAAATGCCTTCGGCATGAATCCACCGTTGCCGTGTAATGACGGCAGATGCCCGTTTGAAGTGGATGCGCGTGCAAGACTGACGGATGCAGACCCAGGATGTGCCTGTCCCAGATTTTGTAACTTGTACAAAATCCACAAGGATCCTTATCGCGAATCTATGATGGCAGAAGCTAAGAAGCGTAGTCCATTTTGGGTAATGGAAGTTGAAGCATGACACAAAAGAAATTGAAACAATTTTTACGCTATAATAAGCGCACTGGCCAATTTTATTGGCGTTTAGCTCGTCATCATAATCCAAAAGGAATGCGTGCAGGATGGAAAAACAAAAATCATATTTATATTATTATTAACAGAAAATGTTATGCTGCACACAGGCTCGCTTGGCTTTATGTACATGGAAAATGGCCAAAGGAAGAAATTGATCACAAAGACGGCAATGGACTAAATAATTGCTTAAGCAATTTGCGAACCGCTACAAGGTTTCAGCAAGCATGGAATGTAAAAGTGTCTAAACGAAATAAATCTGGATTAAAAGGTGCAAGTCAACATCGTAATGTAAATCGTAAAAAGAGATGGCGTTCTAGAATAAGAGCTTATGGAAAAAGCTTTTGGCTTGGCTATTTTAAAACACCACAAGAAGCAAATGATGCGTATGCTAGTGCTGCCAAAGAACATCATGGAAAATTTGCAAGGGTATGAAAATGAAGCTGGTTTATTTAGCATCTCCTTTTTGGACCCCAACACAACTTGCCACTATAGAAGCGGTTGAAGCTACCATCAAGGCTGCCGGCCTTGCGCTGTACAGCCCGCGCAATGATGGCGTGCTGACGCAAATGACGCCCGAGGAACGCCAGCGCAACGCCGGCAAACTTTTCCGCTTGAACTGCAGCAATATCATCCATGCCGAAGGCGTGGTCGCCGTGCTGGATGAAAAAGACACGGGAACGACATGGGAACTAGGTTTCGCCTATTACCATCGGCGCTACTTCAGCGGCAGATTCCGCATCTTCGCCTACACCAGCACGGAGATCAAGATGAATGTCATGCTGGCACAATGCTTTGACGCGCACGCTGTTGGCCTAGGTCAGTTGAAATATGTGCTTGACCTGTTTGCCGCAGGCACCGAAGCGCAGAAGCCGGAAGCAACGGCGGAGGTTTATTGAAATATGGAAAATATGAATTTTACGATACTTACACATGCTTGGGAAAAGCAAGAAGAAAAATTACTAAAAATCAATGGTCAATCAATTTGGGTCCCAAATAAGATTGCAAATTTTTTTTATTGGTTAAAACCTAGTGATTGTGAATTCGCAAAAGAATTTGTTATTAGTTATAAACAAGCTTGGTGGTATCTAAAAGGGTTTAAAAGAAAATCGGAAAATTTTAAACAAGAAGATTTTGAAAAATGTTATGGATCAAGTTGTTGCATGCCTTTTTTGGATATAATAAAAAAAGAATATAGGCTAAAAACTGATATTCATCTTGATGATAAATTTGGTGCAATTTCAATACATCTTAATCATAGTCGTTTAAAAATTGAATGGAGGTAATAATATTACTATTGTAAATGATGGTCAAAAAATGATAATCAAAAAATAGAAAAGGAGAATAATCATGTCTAATAAAGGTTTTTTACAATCTTTATTCTCAACAAAAGAAGAGCCAGTTAAATTGCTGCAAGAGCATAAAGACTTTGATCCAGAAAAATATTTTTTTGGAGAAGTCTGTAAGAGGAATTTAAGTCATGGTCGTATACGATATATATCAAGTGGAGGCTGCTGCGGATGCAGTCGTGAAAGAAAAAGAAATAGGAATAGAAATAAATGGAGAGAAAGAGAAAGTATAGAAAATGCAAGAACTCGTAGACGAGAATTAGCACAAAAACAAGCTCAAGAACTTGCTCAGCAGGTAGAAGAAAATAAGCTTGAGTTTTCAAATAATGGTGAAATATCCCATACTGCACAAATGATTCAAAATGAAGAAGAAATTATTAAAAAGGAGGAAAAACCTGTTACGGTTTATTTCCTTGGATATGAGACAAATGAAGGTCCAATTAAAATTGGACATAGTGTAAATGAAGAAAATAGATTAGAGAGACTACAGGTTGCCCATCCATATACGATCACAATAATAACTAAATTTCAAGGCACACGAGAAGATGAAGATTTACTTCATGAATTTTTTAGTCATAACAGATTACGAGGGGAATGGTTTAGACGCGATGAAGTAATTTTAAAGGTAATTCACATGATCCGTAGAGGAATTCCCTTTTCAGACGTTATTTCTCACTTTAATATGAAAAAATAAGCAATGGAGATTTATTGACCACCGCCATAGTCACAGGAGCCAGCAGCGGTCTCGGTGCCTGTATCGCCAATAGGCTCCGGGCCGTTGACATTACGGTGCATGACTGGTCACTGGAAACTTTCGTGGACGTCAGCAATGAATGGGTCGTTCAGAAATTGGCCAATGACTTTAAAGAAGAAGTCAACAGTCCTGTCAATGCCGTCGTTGACATTTTGGTGAACTGTGCTGGCTACAATCACATGGATTACATCACGGATTTCCCGACCACGGAATGGGACAAGGTGATGGAGGCCAATGCCAAGTCTATTTTTTTGTGCACAAAATATCTGGCCCCGTTGATGGTGAACGGCACCATCTGCAACATCATCAGCAGTGCGAGTGAAGTACCGATGACGCACAGCATCGCCTACAATGCCAGCAAGGCAGCAGCAGCGATGATGACAAGGCAGATGGCCAAGGAATTGTATCAGACGCACGGCATTACGGTGTTCGGCGTCAGTCCGGCCAAGATGAAAAATACCGGCATGAGCAGAAAAATTGACAAACGTGCAGCGGACTTGCGCGGCATAACAGAGGAGCAGGCTCACGAATATCAAATCAGCAAGTTATTAACCGGTGAAGAAATAGACCCCGACGTGTGCGCAGAATTTATTGCTTGGTTATTGGAAAAGGATCATCGTCACATGTATCTGGCCGGCTGCATTCTGGAGTATGGCGCATGATGAAAAGAATGCGGATGGACCAAATCGCCTTTTACTGTACTTCCAAAAGTGCGGAGCGTGAAGTCAAGGAGCAGTTTGGCTTGACGACGGCCGAATGGATCAAGGATACGGTTTATGCACATTGCATCGTGCGCGGGCGCAAATGTGACAACGTTGCCGAACTGCAATTCAATTATGACCTAGGCGTGGAATTTGAAATCATCCGTTATATCGAGGGCGACCATTGGCTGGCCAGCTTGATCAACAGCAAGCCGTTTATCGGGCATATCGGCGTGCATCTTGATGACAATGAACCTTGGCCCGTCATCAACGATTGGCGTCTGGTGCAGGTAGCAGAAACCTACAAGCATACAGCAGAGCATTTGACACACGGTTATGCCGCTGGCAGACTGTACAGCTATCGGATTTACGAAATGAGCGAACACAGCTATATCAAGTTCATCAAACGGAGGCAGCCCAAATGACAACCGGCAGTGACGTCTTGAAATTGGCGGAGCGGACCTACAAGGAGCGCAATCGCAGTTACCATGACAATTTCGTGCGCTTAGGCAACGCCATGCACAGCATGTTCCCGGATGGCCTGACAATGCAATCGCCTGATGATTGGACGCGGCTTTATTTTTTCATGGCCAATCAAGTTAAGATGTCACGCTATGCGACCAACTGGTATGAAGGCGGCCACAAGGATAGCTCCGTAGATGCCGCCGTCTATGCGGCGATGCTGCATGCCTATGACAAGGACCTTTGATGATAGCTTTTGTCTATGACACAGAAACCACCGGCTTGGTGGAAAATCTGAGCCGCAAGCTTGGCTGGCAAGCCGAGTGCATAGAATTTTACGGTTGCTTGGTCAATTTGAATGATGGTGAAGTCTTGCACGACTTTGAAACCTTGATCAAGCCAGCCAGCAGCTTGAAAGAAAATATCATAAAAATCACCAGCATAACGGATGCCATGCTGGCCAGCGCACCGCGTTTTGCCGCCGTTTATGAAAACATCAAGCAATGCATCGAAACCGCGCCATGCGTGATTGCGCACAATGCCAATTTCGACAAAGAAATATTGGACATTGAATGCAGTCGACTGAACAAGCAACTGCAATGGCCGCAGATCATCTGTACCATTGAGCAAACCATGCATCTCAAGGGCTACCGACTGAACTTGGGCGAATTGCACAAGCACTTGACGGATGAAAGCTTCACCGATCAGCATCGGGCCAAGCCGGATGCCATGGCCTTGGTCCGCTGTTGTGTTGAATTACGGAGGCAAGGAATGCTATGACAATACATTCAGGCTACAGTTTCCGCGCCGCCGTCGGGCATCTGCCACAGATCATCGCTCGTCTAAAGGCAATAGGCTGGACCACAGCGCCCATTGCGGACCGCTGCAGCACCTTTGCCTTTGCGCGCTGGACCAAGCTGGCAGAGGAGGCCGGCTTACGCCCCGTGTATGGTGTTGAGCTTGCCGTGACGCCCGCCATCACAGAAGAAAGAGCGCCCGTTGACTACTGGACGTTTTTGGCCATCGACAGCTTGGCACCGCTGCATGAATTGATCGACCTCGCCACGACTACAGCTGGTAAATACATCACGTATGCCAATGCGCATGCCGCCACTGGACTGATAAAAATTTCTGGCCATCGTTGCTTGTTGAGTCACGTCAACAAGGACGACCCGAATTTCTATCTTGGCTTGACGCCGGCAACTTCCAAAGGCTTGCTGCACAATGCCTTGCGCCTTGGCTTGCGCCCTTGCGCGGCAAGCTGCAACGCCTACCCGTGCCCGGAGGATCGTGAATTTTACCGCATCACGTTGACCAAATTTAACAAAACAAAAGGTCGCGCCTTTACCCCGGACGTGCAAACCTACCCGCAGCACATACTAAGTGATGACGAATTGCGCCTTGCCTGCCGGCATTATGTGCCAATTGCCACGCTTGATGAGGCAATTGCCACGCGCGACCAGGTTCTGTCCGGATGCATGGCGCGGCTGGAAAAAGCAACGATCCTCGTGCCGGAAAAAATCAAAACCCTGCGTGATCTGTGCGAGGAAGGTGCCACAACCATAGGCTGTAATTTGCAAGATCCCACGTATGCCGAGCGTCTCGAAAGAGAGCTGAACATGATTGAGGAGAAAAACTT